AAGAAGCCGGTTTTAGTGAGGGGCAAATAAGAGCTATTATGACATTCGGGTACTCTCTGAAAGATGCGTTTGATAAGGTTAAAACTGTCCTTAAAAGCACAGCTAGTATTTTCGGAGGAGAACACAAAGCGTCTTTAGACGTGCTAAAAAGTGCAGGATTCTCCGATGAGCAAATCGCGTTTATTCGCAAATTCGGGTACAGCCTAAAATCAGCGTTCGATATGGTAAAAGGCGTATTTTCAGGAATAGGAACGTTGGTTACTGGCGGTGGCACGGTAGACCTACTAACTGCGCTAGGATTCTCACCAGAGACGGCTGCAAAAATAGATGGACAGATCAACGGAATCGTATCGAAAATATCCGAGTTTATAACTAACGTTAAAACTAAATTTGGCGAAGTAAAGGCGTATATTTCCGAAAAGATAACGCAATTATCCCCGACGTTCGACCGTTTTAAAGAAATCATTTCCACAGCGTGGGATACGATTGTCAACGTATGGACGAACGCGTGGTCCATTATAGAGCCTTATCTTAGCGGTTTCTGGAATATGCTGCAGATTCTCGGCGATGTTGCGATGATCGTATTTAACAACGTTATTTCTCCGGCCATTTCGTTCCTAGTTCAGTTGTTCTCGACTATGTGGGCGATTGCTCAGCCGATTCTCTCTTTACTTGCTATAGGATTTGAGGCTTTATCTACAGTAA